GATGACGTGGAATCAAGCCCCTCATCTCTTGGATAGTCATGACGACTCCAGCAAGAGGGGCACACAATTCGCAAGGAGAGGGATTGCCTTTAGCTGTTACACCCATTTCTGAAGTGCTCCACTCTACCATAACGCCGACGGCTTCTACGCCAAGATTTTCCATTGCGTCTAAAGCACCTTCCGCGTGCGTGCGGATAATTTCCGTTCGTGCAATGGTTTCCGCTCTTGAACGCTCAATACCTTCTACATTATTATCAATGTCTCTTGCGATATCACGGGGACTCTTGCCTTGCACTAATCCATCCGTAAGAGTCCGCACAAGTTTTGTGCTCATGCCGTTCGTAATACCTTTAAGATCTGTAAAGACACGACCTGCAAGCAGCTTAACCTTCTCGCGTGCTACAGGTTGTGCAAAGCTAGAGCGTAGAAACTCTTCTTTGCTGCCTCTATAGAAATCGCTGACTTTGCCTTCCTTTGCATAGCCTTTCGCATAAGGCTTTCGCACATCATCGAACGCACGACCTGCTCCCTGCTTATACCCTTCTTGAATGTATTTGTCCCACCAATCATTACGAGGATCTGTGTCTTCTTTAACTAAGAGCAGTTCCATCTGCTTCTTAAGCCATCGTCTAAACGCTTCTACCTTCTGTGGTGTTGATTGGAATATAAATCGCTCTGCGTTTTCTACTACCTTAGCAGATGACAAATTAAGACCATCATCTTCTAATAAGAACTTGCGAATGCGTTGCTTAAGTATCTTGAAGCGGCTATTCAAGTCTGCAATAAACTTACGGCGAAGAGTAGCCGTTCGCGTAGGATCACCTCGTAAGACTCTACGCCTGTTCTTAACCTTCTTGCGAACAGCGTTTACGACGGGAATAAAAGACCGGGAATGCTGATATCTTAAAGCAGTTTTCATGGATTGTTCCTATAAAAGTCTTCTGTCAAGTCTTCCCAGTTCTGCACGACAATAACCGTTACAAGAGACAGCAAGCAAATAAAGAGCGTTATAGGCACTCGCCAATGAATCTGCATCCAATGAATTTCCTCTTCTGTCAATGTCAGGTGATGGTAGATATTCAACAGAAATTGAACTAAGTCTGCCATCATATCGTAACTGTCCTTCCCTTACTCTCCAAAACGATTGCACATTGGGGAATCGTCCAATGCTCTTTCTTGGTTACTCTTCGACTTTCCCTTACTCGCTTGCTCCACTTTGCTTGGACTTCTTGAATACGTTGTTCTATTTCTTCAGGTGTTGGAGGCTTGACAGAACATTGTTCTCCCTGTAAATGATTGATTGCCGGAATGCCAAGTCTTCTCAGCACACTATGAATAGCGGCCTTGCTTCTACCCGTCTTTTCCCTAATTTCTCGGATAGGACATCCACTCTTATAGAGACAAGCTATTTCCTCTTCTTCCTCAGCGGTTATTTTCCAATAGTAAGGCACTTACTTCTTGCCCTTCTTGCGTTTGTTAGTTGTTGCTTTAACGGGAACAATGCCAGGATTATCGTGACCACCCGTGAAGTGATCTTTCTTGCGGAATTTGCCTTTTACCGTCCTACCACTTCTACGTGGATGAGCATTTTCCAATGGCTTTTCTTTCATTAAGCATTTTGGATCATGACAATCACAAGATTCCAAGTTTGCGGACAATCCCCTTGCTATACGATCAGCTTCTACTCTCAACTGCCTATCGCTTTTAATTTTAGGAGAGTTACTAGGTTCTCTAGGAATATTAGCAACTTGATTGCTATCTGGTTTTTTAGAAGATGCTTCTGCATAAGCTTCATCTGCACTCATTTCAATCCGGCTTATAATCCCTAGTTTATACAGAGTTTTAATAGACGCTTTTGTATCTTTAGCAGAAACAGGCCCACCCAAACTCTTAGCAGCTAACGTCCCCATTGCGTGCTGAACTTCATCTGTATCAAACACTGATCCACCACTACAACTCTTATACTGATTGCATCCTTCAGGATTTGCGTTGCCTAGAGGCGTTCCATCTTCAGGATTAACGAGGCTTTCACCTTCCTTGACCTTGATCGGCTGAGGCGGTTGTTGTTCTTGTTCAGGGGCAGAAGGAATATGCCCCGGAACAATTGTCGTATCAGACGTATCGGGATGTGATTCTTCCAAGTGCTTGACAACAGCGTCGAGTACAGCTTCCGCCTTTTCTTCAGTCCAACCGAGTACTTGCGTCAAATAATTCATGGGATCCACGAGCGATTCTACTTGACCGCTTACGTAAGCTGCGAGAGCTTGTGTTTCCTTGACGGCTACATCTGCATTTTCTGATTTGCTGAGCGTATTCATATCTTGCCATTGCACCGAATAGCCTTCTACAGGTTCCGGCAAGGCTTCCATCTGAATAAGTCTATCAATAAACGGTACAATGATTCTAGGCGTTACGTAGCGATTCTGACGGCAAGCAACGACTTCATTCCATGCCCCCTTATCTTGAGTGCTCGATAATTCACCTCGTTCACTTCCCTTGAATATACGAACGGGAACGTCTATTTGAATGCAAATCGCTTCTACCTGTATATTGATTTGCGGTGTAGGATCAGAAACTTGAGGAGCGAGAGTCTTCGCGCTCATGCCCATAAGAACGAGAGCACGTTGCAATCCGTTTGAGTAGTTCTCAATGTCATCGCGAACGGCATCCGTATCTACATCAACGTCGCCGCCTAATTGAGGATGAGTTTCCAGCGAGAGGCCGGGAAACGCTCCACGCCAATACATTTCCGCAGAGCCACCGCGAACCTTTTGAATGTCCAGTAAAGGGTTAAAGACAGGTCTCATGCGAGGAGCAGCGAATATCTCGCTGCTTCCTAGATTATCCACGATATGAATGACACGAGTCCAATGCACCGTAACCGTAGTTGTTGTATGTCCTACTCCCGCGGATTGTTCTTTTGGGTCATTCAGCGTAATATTGTATTGCGTCGGTTGCCCGTAACGAGGACTATTCGGATTAGAATCCCACTGCGTTACTTGCACAAGTGATTCATCAAACGCTCTCAAGAACAGAACTTTACGACGCTGCTTTGCTTCGCCCTCATAGACAGGCATACTATCCAACTCTTCTTTAGAAAGATCTGAAGCAGGCGCAACAGAAGTAGAAGCAGAAGAAAAGTCTGCCATCGTATATTGAGCATCTGTTCCCATTGTCGTTTCAGGGAACTTCTGCATTTCTTGATACTTCATAACAGAAGCAACAGGTTCACTAAGTTGCAATCCATCGTCAATGCCAATCAATAAGACGCCAAAGCGGCCAATACCACTCAACTCATCTGCTCTTCGCAAGTGCTCCCAGACTGGATTGCCTTCTTGGTCCTTAAACCAGCTACGCCCACGCAGGTACTTGCACAAGTCATCCCATGCTTGTTCAAATTCGGTAATCGTATCGCTGTCCTCTTCTTCATAAACGTCAGGTGATACTTTCCAGCATTCGCGGGGCATGATATGCACGACGCGATTGGCAACCGGCTCTCGATCGTACATATTCTTATAATCTTGAGCGGTAATATCTTGCGTTGCGGGATAGCCGCATTCGTCATTAAGATTGCGACGAGGATCTAAGATAGTTTTGAGTAATTCGCTTCGAGAAGAAGTTGCGTTTGCAATCAAATTGTTCAATCGATTCAAGCCAATCGGGTCCGTAGGCATCGTATTCGTAAAAGACATCATCAAGTTCCTCCCAATAATCTTAAGTGTTCTCGGCACTCTTCAATATCTTGTTCCAAGAACGAAAGTTTTTGCTCCAATATTTCAACGTTCAACGCTACGGACTTCACGACTCTCTTTCCTTCCTCTTCACGATAACTGATCGTATGCTGCAATGCGGCACTTTTCGAGGAAGCAAGATTGCGGACCATACTAATCTGTCTGTGCGACTGTACGCTTAACGACTCCAATTCCTTCAATCGCAAACTCCAATAGGCACGATGAAGTTCCGCTCTCTTTTCTAAGTCAACGGGAGGGGGCGTTTCTGGACCCGCATAGTCAGTTGCCGAATAACGCCAACCGTCTCTAAATAATAATACCCCTCGATGCTTTACCGGACAACCTCCATGCTGTTCACAGAAAGCCTTGAAGTACTCTTTCCAATTAAGCCTGATCTTCAATACAGGCTGCGATTGTTTTGTTGTAATCTGCATTATAGATCTAGACTATTCTCCTAAATCCTGATCTGCATAATACTTGCAGAAGTACAAGAAGCAAGCAGTCCAAAGTATTATAGCAGTATAAAAACAAAAGTCTCGCATTGTTTAGCTCCTTATATTTGATCAGATTATAGACAACTAAACCAAATGATCTCTTGCTGTTTCCCATCCATCAACAAGTCCTTCCCAAAAGGCTTCTATAAGATACCCTACTATCCATCCGATAAGAAGCAGC